CATTCCAGGATGAGATGGTTAACCAGGGAATAACCACAGAGATATATTCTCAGTACACTGAATGGATAACTCAAAACTACCCAATGGTGGAAGCTATTGAGGTCTTAGAAAAGGATCAGAAAATAGTATACAACTTCATACCGGTTGATCCTCCTGCAGGCTTCACTGTTGGTAGCCCATTAGATGTCTAACTCTTTTTTCATTCCGAGCATATTGAAAACATAGTAAAGGGGTAGCCCTCCTATGGCATCGGACTTGGATAGGTCACCATTGCACAGGTTATATATCAACAGCTCCCATGACCACTTGGATGTATCCTTCTCAGGCTCAGTATCAGGGTCATCATCATCATCATCATAGCCTTCAGCAGGTTCAGGTGGTAGTGGGTCCTCGAATAGGTTGGTATATGTGCTAAGAAACTGCTCTCTAAATTTCAGAAATTCTTTGATCACACCATACACATCTGTGACAGGTACATCCATTAGCCTCTCAGCTCTGAGCTTGCAGTCATATTCATAGGGCTCCCATACTACCTCACCCCATTCATTCTCTTTGGTTTGCCGGTACAGGATAGCACATATGTAGGGTAGGTTAATTAGGTAGTTATCGTTAAAGAAATAGTTAAGGTCAATGTATTCGTAAAGGGTGAGCTTATTGAGAGGCTTGAATATCATGCCCTCAACCTCACGCCTCCATTGACTGGATGGTTCAGCAGTGGCCCACTTGCATTGATTAATCATTTCACTGAGCTCTTCAATGTCAAGCTCATCAACATCCACATCAGTTAAGATGTAAAGGATCTCACTATTGTAGTGAATAGATCCCTGCTCTTTATCAATTTTCGCTATCTCCGTCCACTGCTCCAGTGTTACCTCCCTCCAGCTTTGGGGTAGCTTGTGCTCTGATTTTTTCACTTATAAAAGATATGTAAGGAATGCATATAGATGCAGGTAATTTTGCTAAGAATTTACTCTTGTGTTTAATATGAGCATCGGTATAGTGCTCAACAGGTCCAAGATCCTGACGTTTAAAGAACACTGCCAGGATATTACTGATATATCCCTTTTCTTTTCCGATGCTGTACTTCTCAATGAGCTTACTATCACGCACTGTCATCTTCATCTCAGCCTTATAGGTGTATCCTTCATGCTCTAAGGTATCAACGGTGGGGTAGGTCATGTTGGGGTGCTCATTGAATTGACGAATAATATCAATAAAGTTTTCAACATCCACATCATTGAACTCATTTTCAGGTATCCCAAGGTATTCAAATATCTTCAGGTGCCTTTCAATCGGGTCAAGTGTTGTATCACTGTTAAAATCAGTTAGCTTTTCAAATTGCTCAACTGTGAGCTCAGTAATTAGGTTGGGAATTTCCCTGTCAAGTATTTTAATCATATGCAAATTTTGAACAAATATAGAAAAAAAACAATATAAGCGTGACCGAGTTACCAATTTACACCATTACCATTGATCCCGAGTATGCAGAGGGTGGTGAGGACTTAGGCATTGAGGCTATTGCCTTCACATCTAAGCCTGCCATTAAAGTAAAAGGGATGGCCTTCAATCAACAGACTAAAGCATTGGCTTTCAAAGATGGATTGAAGTACCGTATCACTGCACCTGCCATGATACCTATGGAGATTTATCGAAGGGATGACGAAACAGATGAGGAGTACATGGTTAAATTCACGGTTGAGGAGATAGATGCCATGCATTCTAAGTTCATGCAGCAGTTAGTTAACTCTGCTAAGTTCAACCTTGAGCACAACGAAGAGAAAAAAGTACCTGCCTACATTCTGGAGGCATGGTTAGTAGATAAGCCCGAGCTTGACAAAGCATATACTACCTATGGCATTGAGGTGCCTGCAGGTACGTTGATGCTAACAGCTCAGATAACTGATATTGAATACTACAATAAACTGGTTGAAGAGGACCAGGTTGGTTTCTCTATTGAGGGCTTCATGGGAATGAAACTAAAATCGAAATATAATATGCAATTACCTGATGGAGAGCACCTCATTGAGGGCAAAATCTACGTGGTCAAGGATGGCCAAGTAGTCGAAATTAAAGAAGAGGAAAAAGTCGAAGAGACAATGCCGGAGGAAGAAGTAGCAATGGCTGAGACAGTAGTTGAGGAGGAGGAAGTGGTTGAGGAAGAAACTATGGCTGTTGATCCTGCTATGGATGCTGAGGCTGTCCTTGCAATTGTTCAGCCTATGATTGCTGAGCAAATCAATTCAGTGTTAGCTATAGTAGCTGAGCTCAAAAGTCAATTAGAGGAGGCTCTTGGAGCTGAGACTGAAGTGGAAGAGGAGACTGTTGCCATTGATGCTAAGACTATGCTTGCTGAAAATCTAAGAAAGTTTAACCAATTTAATTCTAAATAAAATGCGTAAATTAAAATTCGACCTACAAGTCGACCCAACAGCTTTATTGGCTGCAAACCCAGAGGCATTCTACTCCGCTGCCTACTTAACGTCGGATGTACCTAACAACTTCCGCACTTTGCCTGGTGTTAAATACCAGACTAAACTTGGTACTGTTGTTTTCGGTAATGTTTTACAATCATCCACTTGTGCATGGCCTACTCCAGGCTCAACTGATGACTTGAGTGCAGTGTTGATTGACGTTTGTGCTGTATCTGCTATGGCTCAAATCTGTCAATTTGATTTGGAGCAGTCATTCGTATCCTTGCAAATGACAAAAGGATCTAACAGCGATTTCTCTGTTGCATCTTTCATGAATTTTTACTGGGAAACTATGGCTAAGACTGTAGCTCAAGACATCGAAAGCATCCGTTGGCAAGGTGATACAACTTCATTGAACCCTACACTTGCATTGTGTGATGGTTATGAGAAAAAGTTGACTGCTGCTGTAGGACCTGGTGGGGTGATTAACGGTGGTACTGGTGCTATCACTAACTTCACAGCTCTTGAAGCTGCTATCTCTGCTGCATTCGCTTTATTACCTGCATCTGTATCTTCTAAAACTGAAGACCTACGCATCTACCTTCCTACTCAATTGGTTAACATCTACCGATTAGGAGTTGCATCAGGTAACACGAATGCATACATCACACAGGATTTGTCTTTGACTTACTTAGGTATCAAAATCGTTCAGTGTCAAGGGATGTCTAACAACACCTTCGTTATCACTTTGAAGGATAATCTTATCTATGCATTCGATGCTGAAGGAGATAGCTCTGATTTGCGTGCGGTTAACCTACGAGATACTGTTGCTGAGCCTTACATCCGTACACGTGCGGATATGAAGATCGGCTTCCACTTCGTGAACCCTACTGAGATCGTATTCTATTCTTAATAATAATCTTGAGCCCTCTGCACAGGGGGCTCTTTAATACTCTTTAATCATGCCAAATGTTTGTCAAGCATTAGAAGCGGTTGCCAAGAGCTGTGAGAATAACTCAGGCGGCTTGCATGGGATAGCCTTAATCCCACAGGATGATGTAACGGGTGTAACAGTTAACACCACTAACCCTGGTGATTGGGAGGTGACAGGTTTTACCTTGACTCCACTTATTACTTTTACTGACTATTACATCCGTAGAAATACATCCAACTACACTGAGGAATTAGCTGCTGACCTTGTAAATGGTAGCTCATTCGTTACTCAGACTATTAACTTAATGTTCCACCGTCGTGAGATGGCTACTTCAAGAGCTATCAAAATCTTAGGTTCAGGACAGCAGTATCTATCTGCCATCGTAAAAGATGCCAACGGTAAGTATTGGTACTTCCCTTACTTGCAGTTATCTGCTTCAGGTGAAGGTTCCGGCCAGGCCCGTGCAGATGGTAGTAAGTACAGCGTTACACTGATTGCGGAGAATGAGTTCTTAGCTTATGAGGTAGTAATGACACCTACTGCTCTTCAAAATATCGGGGTGAACTTCTAATTTTGAACATTCTACGATAGGTCTGACAATATACTTAGATGATCTACGTAGCTCAAAATTCAAGTAACAAAATAGTTCTCACACTTACAGAGGTAACAACGGTGACAAACCCGAGTTACCTCTTTGTGTTTACAAACGAATTTGATACGAACACAGGCACGCAGATACTATTCACTGCTGCCGATACCTCATCCTATCCTGAGCGGTACAATTTATTTAATTTAGTAGAGCCCACTGACCTCAGCCTTGTAGTTGGTCAATACACCTATGAGATATATGAGAAGAGTGGACCATTCACCCTGCCGTTAAGCATTGCACAGACCACAGGTGTAGTCATTGAAGAGGGTAGGATGGTAGTTAGTGGACCTGCACCTTCATCAGTATACACATAGATATGGCCTGGTACGATATTTTTAGTAGAAAACAAGAGCAGGGACCTACCGTCGTGGAAGGATACCAGGCTTTTAGCACCCCATTCCTACCTGTTGGTAGAGGTAACTTGACACTACCCTACGTCAATGGTAGATGGACTGCAGGTAACTGGGTAGACTTCGGTGAGGGGAACCTATATCCCGAGGTTTTAAATCAAATGTACTTCAGCTCACCTTTGCATGGTGCCATTGTGGACTTCAAGACCAATGCAGTTATCGGTGGAGGCTATGCCTTGGATGCTGAGAAGCTAACGGCACAGGAGAAAGTGGACCTATACACCTGGGAAAGAAAGATTAAACTCAAGCACACCGTTGAGGCGGTTACTCAGCAGTTGATATTGCACAACAGGATCTATTTTAAGCTTGTATTCAATGAGAAAGGTAAACTCGTTAAGGTGTACAACGTAAGCCCTGAGAAAGTAAGGGTATCACGATGCAAGAAAAAGTACTATCTAAGCAATGACTGGAGCCAACGGTTAGATGTTGTAGAGATAAAGCCCTACCACATGACCTGCAAGGATGAAGTCCAGCTCTATTGCTATGAGGTTCATTCGGTTGGGCAGGACTACTATTCGCTACCCCAGTATACGAGTGCTCTAAATTTTGCATATCTCTCAGGTGAGCTATCATACTTCGCCAAGAGTAACATACAAAACAGCATCTTTCCATCCTTTGCTATGATGTTCCCAAAAAGACCACAATCGGAGGAGGAAAAGCACATGATTAAGGAGACTATTGACAGGTTGAAAGGAGCACAGAACGCAGGTAAAGCGGTTGCATTCTTTGCCAACAGCCAAGATCAGTTACCAAAAATAGAAGCACTACCAACTAACGCTAATGATAAGCTATTTCATGAGGCATCTGCCCTCAATACTGAGCAAATTTGCTTTGCTCACACTATCGATCCTATTCTTATGGGCGTTAGAACCACAGGCTCCTTGGGTAGTGGCTCGGATATTAAGCAGGCTTATGTGATATTTGAGAAAAACGTAGTCAAAAAAATCAGAGCCCAGGTTGAGACTATCTTCAATGAGCTACTTGGGATTGCTAAGTTGCCTGCTGAGTTCACTATCAACAACTACCAAATCATTGGTGATACCATTGTTGAGGTAGATGATGATACTACCCGGGTAAAAGAGGCATTGAATACCTTGAGTGAGCCATTACTCAACAAGGTCCTTGAAAAAATGACTACCAATGAGATACGAGCTTTAGCTCAACTCCCTCCTATTGACGAACCAACTAACACAGCTCAGTAATGCTTTACTTCATAACTGAAAACTACCTTAAGACCAACACACCCATCACAGCCAATGTGGATGTAACGGATGTGACACCATACATAGCTACTCAGAGTGCTCTAAGGATACAGCCTATCCTTGGCACCACATTCTACAACCATCTGCTCACTGCATACAATGCTCAGACCTTGACCAATGATGAAATAACCCTGGTTGAATTTATTCAGCCGGTCATTGCATGGAGGTCTGCAGAGGATGCTGTATTTGGGTTGAGCTATCAATTGAAAAACAAAGGACTTCAGACTCAGAATGGTGACTACTCAGCAAGCGTATCACGAGGTGAGGTAGCCTTTGGCATGGAGCACTATGCACAGAAGGCATCATTCTTTGAGCAGAGGCTGATCCGTTGGCTATTGGCTAACAAAAATCTATTTCCAATATTCATCTCAGCACTCAATACAGATACTGACCTTCGCCCTATGTTCGCAACGTGCCAGTGCATTACACCTTGGCAGTTGACTTGCACAGGAATGTGCGGTAACTTCCGAGAAAATGGGTACAATAACAGCATTCTAATTCTGTGAAAACACAGCTATCCATATTATTTTCAGCGTTTCAATCTAAATGGCCCATATATATTAGCATGGTTAGTGCATTTTTTACACCCATTTGGGGACTGATGTTCCTGATAGGGTTCGCAATTGGTATGGATACCGTTACAGGCATATGGAAAGCACGTAAGAAAAAAGAAAAAATCAGTTCACGCAGGTTGTCTGCTGTGATATCTAAGATGTTACTCTATGAGGTAACGGTAATTTTATTCTATCTCATTGACTATTTTATCCTTAATGATATAGTGTTGACATTTTTTTCTGTACCTTTAATGCTGACAAAGATATTATCATTGATACTGGTATCCATTGAGGTGGTCAGTATTAATGAAAATTACAAGGCAGTAAAGGGCCTCGACCTATGGCAGGCTATGAAAAACCTATTCGCAAGAGCTAAGGAAATCAAAAAGGACACGGATGAAATTAGACACAACAACGATATTACAGGTACGCCTATCTAATGACCAATACTTCCAAGAGGAGGCTCCCAAAAAGCAGATATATCTCCACCATACAGCAGGCAATGGCAATGCTGTTGGGGTAGCTCGTTTTTGGAACAGCAACGATACCAGGATAGCTACTGCCTTCGTCATTGGAAACAAGGGTACAATAGTACAATGCTTCAGTTCCAAGCACTGGGCTTACCACCTCGGCATAGATAATCAGGACTTTGCACCTCATGGGCTTAGATATCAAAACCTCAACAAGCTATCTGTAGGTATTGAGGTATGCAATTGGGGCCCATTGAAGCAGGTCAATGGTAAGTACATCAACTATGTCAAGAGTGTGGTAGATCCTTCGGAGGTTACCGTCCTGGATAAGCCCTTCAAAGGTCATGTACTATGGCATAAGTATACGGATGAGCAGATTGAAAGCACCCGTCAGTTATTGGTGTACCTATGCGAAACCTACAACATACCCAAGACCTATAGAAAAGAGATATTCGCCATTGATACGGAGGCTTTCAAAGGTACTCCAGGCATCTACACCCACAACAGTGTGAGAAAAGATAAGAGTGATATCTACCCATGTCCTCGAATGATAGCAATGTTGCAAGCATTATGAGATACTTTTTACCCTTATTCAATACACCCGATATGCTTAATAGATTAACTAACCGCACACTTATCGGGTTTTCTCTATTGTGTGTGTTACTATCCTGCTCAGCTCCTAAGAGAGCTCAATGGCACTACAAGAGAGCCCTGGCTAATGGACTTCAATTAGTACAGGATAGTGATACCATCCGGATAACTACCATTGACAGCATACCTGTTATTAAGAATGACACCATAGTGTGGGAAAAATTTATTGCATATCGCGATACGGTAATACAGTACCGCACCGTTACAATTCCTAAGACCAGGTGGCAGACCAGGGTAGAGATGCGAGAGAGAATAAAGATAGAGAAAATCAAAGGCGATACCATTGTACAGAAAGCCAAGGCAGAGCAGAAAGTCACCTACATTACCAGGTGGTGGCCGTTTTGGTTAGGGCTTGCTATCCCTTTTGTGCTTAGATTAGCATGGTCAGCACTACTCAGTAAACTCAACAGATGAGGAAACGTTTATTTTATGACATTGAGACCTCCTTTAATGTCGGTATATTCTGGAGGACAGGATATAACCTAACGATCAACCCGGGTGATATCATCCATGAGCGTGCTATTATCTGCATCTGCTACAAATGGGAGGGTGAGGATGAGATCCACAGCCTAACATGGTCCAAGAGCCAATGCGACAAGGCAATGCTCAAGGAATTCATCAAAGTAATGGCTCAAGCGGATGAGATAGTGGCCCATAATGGTGATAAGTTTGACCTCAAATGGGTGCGTACACGAGCTTTATTTCATGGCATTGATGTCATGCCAACCGTTAAGACTATTGATACCCTTAAATGGGCTAAAAAATACTTTAATTTTAACAGCAACAAGCTCGATTACATTGCCAAATTGCTCAAGGTAGGGGCTAAGATGGATACAGGAGGGCTTGATTTGTGGAAGGATATAGTATTTCGTAAGGACCAAGAGGCCCTGGATAAGATGGTAGCCTATTGCAAGATGGATGTGAAGGTACTTGAGGCTGTATTCAATAAGCTCAACAGCTATACAACCCCACAGCACAACTATGCAGTGCAATATGGAGGGGAAAAATATGAATGCCCTGAGTGTGGTAGCATCAATTACGCATACAATAAGAAGGTAGTAACTGCAGCAGGAACCGTACACCATTGGCTAAAGTGCAAAGAGTGTAAAAAACACAATAAAATAAACCACTTGGTATTCACTAAGTACCAGGAGTACATCTACAAGCGTAAGAAAAATATCTCTTAGGTTAATTATTTAACCGTTTTTCACCACCTTTAAGTTAATTTTCTTATTTAGAATCATTCTAAATTTCGTTGATAATTTGTCAACATTGAAACTATTTGTATATTTGTCAAGTATTAACAATTAAACATTTAGTTATGACAGAAATTATCCTTGAAATGGAGCAGGAGCTCCGAGATGAAATGCAAGAAATGATTGATGCCTTCGGTCCAAGTGATCCAGGCACCGTATATGCAGCCACAAAGTGGGCTGTGATGGCAGATTTATTAACCCGATTAAAACTTGAGCCCAATGATTAAAGAATTTCTACTGAGCAGCGTTTTGCTGATTGCTTCCCCATTCGTATTGTATTACCTTTTAAAACTTGTATTATGTTAGGCAACTTAAAAGAAGGCATTTTTTATGTTTTTTAAAACGGCAAAGAGGCCGTTGGTGATCATGTCATCACATCCGTTGAAATATGTAACGGTGATATCTGTGATGTGTACATTGACCTTGACATCAATGGCTATTTAGATGGCACCCGGTGTGAATTAACAGATAGAGAAATTGAAGAGGTGCGTGATGCTGTACGTGATGAGCTACTTAGCAATAGCTATGAATATGATTTGCATCTGCATTTCTCTGAGGAGCAGGACCGGATGCTGAAATATGAGCAGGATTTAGATTATTATTTTTATACAAGAGAATTATGACATTAGGAGATCAAGTATACTGGTGGTTTCACGGCGGTGGATCCATTGCAAAAAGCGGACATTTTAACTGGAAGCATTACTGCAAAGTGATGCAAGCTAAAAACGAAATTTACAAACAATGTACAGATTACGATACTACATCCACACCCAACTCATACGAGAATGGGTGTTCAACAGCAGAGGACTATGCAATTGGAAAAAGCGAGAGCTCCTCATGTCAGGAGATTGTCGAATGGGACACTTTAAAATTGAACGAGCATGATTAAGGTAGGCAGTGACTTTAGTGGAGTGGGTGCTTTCAATCAAGCACTCAACCGATTAGGGATAAATTACGATGAAGTGTTTGCCTGTGACATGGATAAGTATTCGAGGCAGACCTTTATCCATAACTATGGTGAGCCAAGGTACTACCCTACCAATGTATACTACCGTAATATACCTGAGAAAAGTCTTGACATCTACATGACTTCACCCCCATGCCAAGCATTTTCTTTGGCAGGAAAAAGGTTAGGGAAAACAGATAACAGAGGTGTATTGTTTTTCAATTCTCATGAGTTTATTGAGAAGAACAAACCTCGCTTTTTTATCTTTGAGAATGTAAAAGGTTTACTATCCGATGACAATGGAAAAACCTTCCAAGAATGGGTGAATATGTTAGGAGGTAAGTCGGTCAATGGTAGCCCTGTGATGTTCCCTCATGAGTATTCAGTGCCTTATCATCTATATTGGAAGGTGTTAAATGCTAAAGAGCATAGAGTTCCACAGAATAGGGAGAGGGTGTTTTTGGTAGGTATACGTGATGACCAGGATAATCTATTTAGATGGCCCCTTGAAGAGCATTTAACTAAGAGGTTAAAGGATGTACTGGAGGATGATGTTGATGATAAGTATTTTTTGAGTGAGAAAATGGCACATTATTTAGAAAATCATAAACAAATACACAAAGATTTAGGAAATGGTTTTGGATATGTTGATGGCTCAAAATTAGATGTATCAATGGCTATTACAACAAAATACGGAACAAGAGGAACAGATATGTTTTTAAGAAAAAAAAATAAATTAAGAAAACTTACCCCCCGTGAATGCTTCCGATTGATGGACTTCCCTGATACCTTTACATGGCCTGTAAGTGACTCACAAGCCTATAAGCAGGCAGGCAATTCAATTGTGGTCAATGTCCTATATAAAATACTTAAAAATTTACCATTATGCTACTAATTGACGAACTATATCACCTTTCAAAGGTGCAGAATGATGACATTGTGAAGATCATTGAGGATTTCAACCTTCGCAGGAGGTGCCGAAAACAGGAATACGTATACAAGCGTTATTTTTTGGCTCAGTACATGGTCCGCAGGAGGCACATGACTACAATGCTTGCAGCTTATTACCTGGGTATTGACCATAGTACGGTAGTTTATGGCATCCAACAGCATGACTTTTGGTGGAAGCACAACGATCACAGGTACATGGCGGCCATTCATCCGGTGCCACAGCTCCTTAGCGTGACAACCCATGACAACCCTGTGACAACTTACGAGGTAAAATATAACGAGGTTGTCACGGAAAAAACAGAGGTAACTATCACAGGTAACTTCCCTCCAAAGTTATTAACAAATTTTGAAAAACCCTTGACTGGTAAGCAATTAAGCGACATCTTTGCCATGTCATAATATAAGGGTTAATACGTCAGGGGGCTTCGGCTCCCTTTCTTTTTGCCCCTGCGTGACGACGTGACAACCCATTTGCATATGAGCCATATATTTAATACGAGTATATTCACCCCCCAAAAAGTTGGTTTTGAGTTGTCACGTTGTCACGGAAATAGAAGAAACTCAATACTGGCGTGGCTTATAGGCGTGACAACTACCCCCTTTGAGTTGTCACGGAGTTGTCACGGTTGTCACGGAGTTGTCACGGAATAAAAAACTTTAATATATTTGCAATCATGTATAACCCTTATATATCAATTTTCAAAAGTCTCTACAATTCTAAAGAGACTCCCTTCTCTATTAAAACAATAGAGGTCCATAACAGAATACAGGTAGGCACACCTGATTTGATTGCTAAGATAAAGGCCATACGGAAGGGCAACAATGAGCTCAAGAATACCCTCATGGCAATCATGTTCAATGGAACATTCAGTGAACGGAAGGATGATGGACTTGTTGAGCACTCAGGGCTGTGCATCCTGGACTTTGACAAGTACCCCGATGCTGATACCATGGCAGCAGAACGGAAGAGGCTTATTGAAGATAAATACACCTATATGCTTTTCACCTCACCCAGTGGTAAGGGCCTCAAGGTGGTCATTAGGATACCTCAATGTGATAAGGTGGAGCACCGCAGAAGGTTCAGCCACTATGAGCAGTACATCAACAGTGAGTATTTTGATACCTCCAACAAGAATATCAGCAGGGTATGCTTTGAATCCTATGACCCCGATGCCTACCTGAATGAGTTTGCAGCCATCTACACTGGCATTGTGGAGGATACAGGATACCACCGTAGTGAATACACCCCCAAGGTGATTGTAACCAATGAGAACCGCATCATTGAGAAGGTACTGAAGTTCAACCATGGTGAATTTAAGGAGGGTAACCGGGCTAATTACATCTACAAGGTAGCCTGTTGCCTATGCGAGTACTCTATTCCCCTTACAACTGCGGAGAATACACTACTACAATTCACGCAGGATGGATTCGGAGCTACGGAAATAACCAACACGGTCCGAAATGCATACAAGCAGGCTCAGTTTGGGCTCAAAGTATTCGAGGATGTGGAGGCCATCCAAGGGATTAAGAATAAACTCAAGCAAGGGATAGCTCCTGAGGATATCAGCAAGCAACTGAGCGTATCTAAAGATGACATCAAGGCCATTCAAAAGGAGGAGGATATATTCTGGGAGGTAAAAAAAAACACCGTTAACATCATACCCAACAAGTATGCTGCCTGGTTGCATAAGCAAGGCTTTGCAAAATACTACCCTGAGCGGTCAAATAATCCCATATTTGTCTACATAACAGAGAATAAGGTACAAGAGAGCTCGGTGGAGAAGATAAAGGACCATGTGCTCACCTATCTAATGGAGCGAGAGCTGATGGATGTGTACAACCATTGTGCTAAGAGCTCGCAACTATTCACACCAGGACACCTTAATATGCTTGACTCCATAGATATGCGTATCCTTCAGGACTCAAAGAATGAATGTTATCTACCATTTACCAATGGTGTGGCAGTGATCACAAAAAACAAGGTCAAGCTACTGAGCTACATTGATATTGATGGGTACATTTGGAGGGACCAAATAATACCGAGAGAATTTAAAGTGGAAGATACCTATGAGAACAACTTCCAAGACTTCGTTAACAAGATAGCAGCACAGGACCCCAACCGCATCAAGTCCATGAGGACCACCATAGGCTACCTACTGCACACATACAAGGATAAGGCAGACCAAAAGGCAGTTATCTTCAATGATGAGGAGATTGATGACAATCCAAACGGAGGTAGTGGTAAGAGTCTCATGCTCACAGCCCTTGGCCACATCCGTAAGATTGTCAAAATTGATGGTAAGCTCTTCAATCCAGGTAAGAATGATTTTGCCTATTCAAGGGTTAACCCTGATACTCAAGTCTTGGCCTTCGATGATGTCAAAAAGCACTTTAACTTTGAGCAGTTGTTCTCACTGATCACTGAGGGTATCCCTGTCAACCGCAAGAACAAGGATGAGTATTACATCCCTTATGAGCGAAGCCCTAAAATAGTGATAACGACCAACTATGTGATTGCAGGAGCAGGTGGAAGTCATGACCGCAGGAGGCATGAGGTTGAGTTCAACCAATACTTCAATGCTAACCACAGCCCCATTGATGAGTATGGGTGCAAGCTATTCGACCAATGGACACAGGAGGAGTGGAGTTATTTCGACAATTACATGATTGACAATATCAAGTACTACCTTGAGCATGGGCTGTATCAAACTACAGGAATAAACAGCGACATTAAGAAATTCATCCAAAACACCTGCAAGGAGTTCTATGATTTCGTTGAGGATACACCCCTGACTGCGGATGGTTCCCACTTGCACCGGTACAAAGGACTCATGCAACAGTTTCAAGAGGAGACCAACAGCTTCAAGGACCTCAAGCCTCAAGTCTTTGCTCGATGGATTGACTGCTATGCAACTCACATGAAATATAAACTAACTAAACACCGTAACCATGAAGGCCGCCACTTTTACCTTACTCCTACTCAGCCTGTTAAGCTGTAAGAGCTCAGCAAAATGTGATGCATATAGCATCCGAGGATATGATTACATCCAAGTGATTGGATATACAGATACAGTACCTACCTTTGGTGAAACAGAGCTCCATCTTCCACCTGGTGAGTACATCATTAAGGCATGGAAGGGGGAGGAGATAACATATATACGCTATGAAAAAAGAACACAGTAAAACACTACACGATCTCAAAGTGTGTAAGGTGCTAAGTAAGTGCCCTACATATCCTGTTAACTATATACCTAAAACTATGTACAAA